ATATGGCAATTATCATTTACAAGTAGAGAAAGATATGACTATGAATGTTAAAGGTTCTCTACAAACTAAGATAGGCGGTAATCAAGAAACTGAAGTCGTCCGTAGCAGATCAACACATGTTACTGGTAATGACAACCTCACAGTAGTACAAGATATTACAGAAACAATAGTACAAGATAAATTCAGTTTTGTTGATGGAAAAAGAATAGAAACGATAGGTAAAAATATGTCGTTATCAGTTTTTGGAACAGAAGCTGATGAGGAAGGATTATCAATTGTTACAGCGGGGCCATTTGATCAACTTGCATTAAAGAACTATACATTAACAGTAGATGCTAATCAAGTTATTGGTGTTACTGGTACACTTGATCAAGCCATTGATGATGTAGTAACTGAGACATACGGCGCCGAACAGAATACTACCGCAGGTGGAGATATTACAATTGTTGGTGGAACAGATATTCACTTAAACCCAACCCCGTAGGAGATAATATGGCAGCAGCAGCAAGAAAAGGTGGTACTGATACAGTAAGTGTTCCTCATGGTAGTGGAGATCAATGCGCATTACCAAGTGACTCATCCACTGCTGCTGGATCTAGTAACGTATTTGTAAATAGTGTGGGTGTTGTGAGAAGTGGTGATGCAGTTGCTTCACATCCTAATGTGGGTTGTGTAGCCCATGAACCTGGATTAAGTGCTGGTAGTAGTACAGTAAAAGTAAACAGTAAGGACTTTGGTCGGCTAGGTGATTTGTATGGTTGTGGTGCGTCAATATCTTCTGGTTCAGCTAATGTTTTCGTAGGAGATTAATATGAGTATATGCGGTAAGGACACAGATCTAGACGCTCTAAAAGATAAACAAGGTGGCCTTGATAAATTATTATCTGGCGGTAAAGACGCTCTTGGTGATATGTCAAGTGCCCTTAGCGATTTAAAAGATGGTATTAAATTGCCCGAAAATCCTAAGCCAGATAGTTTACAAGATAAATTATCTGAGCTCAAGGACATATTAAATCCTATTAAACTTAAAGAAGCTATAGACGAAATTAACGATAAATTTGGTGATGCTGTTGATTCTGTGGGAGACCTAATAACAAGTTCTTTAACTGGCGGTGACGTGTGCACATTAGCACCAAACGTTGAAGTTGGTGAAGACGGAGTTGCTAAAGAACAGCCAGCGGAAGCCAAGGTTCCTGGTAAGGAAGTTGCTGAAGCGGAAGAGGCTCAGGCAGCAATTGAATCGGAGTCAGCAGCAGTTAATAGTCAAGTGTTTGATTTATCAATGGAACAAGCAATAAAAAGAATGCGCCGGTTAGTAAAAAGACGCGACAGAGGAAGCCTTTATAAATCAGTTGATGCTATTATGTGGGCAATATTGCCAGAACTATATCTACATATTTCTGAGGTTAGTGGAACACCCACTGCAGATCTTGGCCAATATGATTATACCGTTGCACCAGGTCAATCCATTGATCCTATTTTAAAGCGCAGAAAAGAGAGTGTAACAGCTAAATTTAGAAATGTGGATCAGTTTTTCGGTCGCATTGTTACCTTTTGGCAAGAAGAGTGGGATAGAATTTCAGCCCTTGAAGCCTTTACTGGATCAACAACATTAGAAGATGGTATAAACGAATGGGTCGCAAGAAAGCTAGATATAGTTGCAAGTGAAGAAGAAATAGCTACCGCTGAAGAGCAATTACCGACAACCAATAGTGAGTCGGAAAATGTAGTTGCTGAAGCTGAAGAGGCTGCTGCTAATACCGTGGCAAATATATTGCCGATTCCAACCTTTTAAGACTAATCATACAGAAGAGAGTTATAAATAGTACTATGGCTAATATTAAAGATGGAGATTTTATCAATTCACCCGAGATTCTATCAGATAGAAGTGCTGCGGGTCGGACTAGAAAGACTAGCAACGTAGCTCTGCATAAAGAATACTCTGATTTAGATTTATCTCTTAGATTGCATCCAATCAGAAAAGATGTTATTCCATTAAGAGATGATTTAGCAGTTAGAAATTCAGTTAAAAATTTAATATTAACAAACTTTTTCGAAAGACCCTTTAATGCTAACATAGGTGGTAATTTAAGGGCATTGCTTTTTGAACCTGCTGATGCGATTACTGAAATGGCATTAGAAGATAATATTAAAAGAGTACTACGAACCGAACCTAGAATTAAAACTACTTTTGTTGAAGTGGTCGATGATCCAGACCGATATTCATATAAAATAACGGTTAAATTCCTAATAAAACAATTTGATGAAGAATCTCAAGTTGAAATTGTATTAAAACGCTTAAGGTAAAAATATATGGCTACTAATTTAAACGTAACAGAATTAGATTTTGATCAGATTAAAGATAATCTGAAAAGCTTTCTAAAGCAACAATCTGAGTTTAATGATTATAATTTTGAAGGCAGTGGACTGTCGACATTATTAGATGTTCTTGCATATAATACACATTATAATGCTGTGGCCGCACATTATTCTCTTAACGAAGCATTTCTTGACTCTGCCCAAATTCGTGGTAATGTTGTAACAAGAGCTAAATTATTAGGTTATATTCCACGTTCAGTTTTATCACCAAGAGCGTCAATTACACTTACTGTACAAGGCGGCGTGGCAGATCCAGCAGCTCTTATATTACCTCGTGGTACAAAGTTTAGTACTACAGTTCAGGGTGAAACTTATAACTTCGTTACATTAGAAGAAACTGATGCTGTTAAAGATATTGATAACCGATATACTTTTGCAGGTGTTGAAATAGCCGAAGGCGTATTTAAAACAATGCTGTATCGAGTTGATAACGATATAGAGACACAAAAATACCAAATTCCGGATGCTGATGTTGATACGTCGACCCTCAAGGTAACTGTAAGAGAAAACGAAAATTCACAAGTGTTTCAAACCTATAGCTTATTTGAATCTCTTTTAAATGTCGATCAAGGAGCTTTGGTATATTATCTTCAAGAAAATACTAGTAGCAAATATGAAATATATTTTGGTGATGGTATTATCGGTAATAAGCCAACCAACAATAACGTTGTTACATTAGACTACGTATATACTCGTGGCGAAGAAAGCAACGGAGCAAACGAATTTATACTTAATGGAACTGTTGGCGGATTAGTTGATGCTACATATACTGTTAATACAATATCTCCAGCATCTGGTGGTTCTGAAAGAGAAACAATTGAATCAATACGATTTAATGCGCCACTGACGTTTACCACTCAGAACCGAGCGGTTACCGCAGAAGACTATCGTGCTATTATTCTTAAATCATTCTCTAATATTTCATCTATCTCATCATGGGGTGGTGAAGATAATGATCCTGTAGACTTCGGTGCGGTTTATATTGCAATTAAGCCGATTACAGAAGATAAGCTAACTGATGCTGAAAAATCCACAATTAAAGAAACAATTCTTAAAGGTAAAAACATCGTATCTGTAAGGCCTGAGATTGTCGACCCTAACTTTACATATTTAGAATTAGACGTATTCTTTAAATATAATCCAAACCTTACCGACAGGGACTCTGCATCACTTCGAAGCGTTGTAAGGGATACTATTTCTGATTATAGCTTTAATAACTTGAATAAATTCGATGGTGTATTTAGGTATTCACAATTGCTTCGTGCAATTGATAACTCAGACCGATCAATCATTAACAGCACAATTAGACCATATATGTTTAAGCTTGTTACTGTAGATAGCGCAAGAGTTAATAATAGCTTTGTTTTAACTTATGCCTCACCACTATTTAGTCAACCTGACAGTGAAGAATCTACAATTACCTCTAGTGGGTTTAATATTGGAGGAGTTCTTCATTACTTTGGTGATGTGGCAATTATTGATTCTAGCAATAGAAAGGTAATTGTGTATAGATTAGAAGATGGTCAACGAGTTACTGTTATTAACAACGCAGGTCTAATAGAACCATCAAAGGGAAAAATAACGTTAAATAACTTTGCGGCTGATGTTGCCACAGAGGTTAAAATTACGGTCGTCCCAAACACATTAGATATTGCACCTAAGCGTGATCAGCTACTAAGCATTGATCAGCAATACGTTCAGATTAAGCCGGAAGTTGATACTATTTCTACATCAGGATCGGCCGGATCAATAGATTATACTACAAGCACAAGGTTAAGATAATATGGCTGAGATTAATTCACCAGGGTATATTGAAACCATCGCCTCATCGCGACGAAAGACCAAGGAAAACTTAAAGGTAGATCAATTAATACCTTCTGAGATTCTTGAAGATTCTGGTGATGCTGGTATAAAATTGCTCTTAGAAAAGTATTATGAATTCATGAACATTAGTGAATTCATTTATGACCAAGATGAAAATTATACCGATTTAGTATTAGACTCTAAGGCCATTTTTAGAATTGATGACCCCAATCTTGCAAATAATAAATTTTTCTCAGATTATCATGGTACTTCGTCGTCCTTAAAGCTTACATCGACAACAGGTCAGTTGCCAGTACCATTTACAGTTACACTGGCTGATATTGATAACACCGATTACACGATAACTGTAGCTGAACAGTCGGCCAATCAGATGCCTTTAGGAACTATAGTTCAGTACAAATCAAGTAATGCTCCTATTTCTGGATTGGCTAATAATGCTACGTATTTTGTTGTTTATAATTCTACTAATAAAATAAAGCTATCTAATAGCATTAGTGGCAGTCCTATTCAAATTGCAGATACAGCTGCTCCTGGTACTCATACGATAGAGGGAATAAGTAATACGATTAGTTATCCTTTAGAAAGATCTAATATTTTTATATCTAATGGTAACGAGTTGCCTGGGAGTTTAGGAAGTAAGCGAGAAGTAGATGACGACACTGAAGAAGGATTAGCACTTGGTAAAACTTTTCAAGTTGCTGGTTTGCGCGGCCTTGATGGCCTTGCGGCAGAATTAACAACTCCTGTTAAAAACTGGGTTGGCCCTGGTCCATCATATACTCTTAATGCTATTGAAGACGCGATGGATATTGATAAAAATTCAGACCCGTCAATTGATCCTACCAACCAATATCTTGAAATGATGCAGAAAGAAATTGCAGAAGCTATTCCGCGGTCTCAGGCTGGTTTATCAGTTAATAAAAGTACGCTCTATAAGCGAATACTTGACTTCTATAAAGTAAGAGGCTCAAGTGATTCGGTTGAAATGTTTTTTAGATTATTATTTGACGAAGAAGTTGAAGTTAGTAAACCGTATGATGATACACTCATTCCATCATCTGGCAACTGGGACGAAAGCACTAATCAATTTGTGTCACGTAAAGGATTTGTTTCAGATAGTAAAATTAGATTGCATGATAATTATCGTTATCAAAAATATTCTTATCTGATTAAATCTGGTCTAAATAAAACTACATGGGATCAAGTTTATAGTCGTTTAGTACACCCGGCCGGCTTTATTTTCTTCGGTGAAATTAGCATACTGTTACAAGCTATTAGGGAAAAACTGAGAAGTCCTGATGGTTCAGTATCAGATAATAATAAGGAAGTGATTGAGAAGATTAAAAATCTTTCTACAGGATTTTTTGTTGATCAATTAATTAGAGCATATCCTAGAACCAATCGTTTAGCTCTTTCCTCGATGCCCGGAATTCAACCTGGTATAGTTGGAGTTGAAGATTTGCCGTTCCTAATAGAAGCTATAGCATCTGTATTTGAACCAAGCATAAAAGCATATATTAATCAGACTGCGCAAGTTAGCCCGGTAATAGATTCAAGCGGAAACTTAACATCCGTAGTTGTTAGCAGAACTGGTAGTGGTTATACTAGTGCGCCGTCCATTACCATTACAGACAGCAGCAGTGGTTCTACTGCAACCGCAACTGCTCTACTTAATAATTTAGGTGGAATTGAATCTGTTAATAGTATAACAGGTGACACAACTGGATATAACCCTAATACTGCTTCAGCAGCAGTTGGAACATTAGCGGCTGGAACTGGTAAGATTGGAAAAATAACCATTAATGCTCAAACTCGGCACTTTGATGATTTGCTTAATTTATATAACGAAGCGCCAGGTACTGCTAACAATAACATTGGCTGGACTAATGTTGATGCACTTGATTCAAGTGGAAATCCTCCTCCTTCAGGAAGTGTTTATCTTAGTTTTATGGAAGGTGCTACACAATTTACTGGAGATGATCATAGAACTAATTTAGAACCAGGGCAATTATTTAGAGTAAGCGGTTGGTATAATACTCAAGGAAATACAGGGGCCATGAGTCTTGCTCTTAGAGGTGGCGCTACGACAGGCGCAGCTGCATTAATTGGCACGATAGGCATACCAGCATTTCCTGCTGGCCAAGATTGGACATACTTTGACATTGAATTTAGAGCTAACGATGCTGTGGATTATTGGCATTTAGCAGTAGACAGACATACTACATATGCTAATGATAGACTACGCTTATCTGAAGTAAACTGGTCAATGGTTGATGCACCATCGCTACCTGGTAATAAACTTTACAGCACACCTCCAACTATTACTATAGGACCACCAACTGCAACTGATGCTGATGGTGCATTGCTACCTTTAGGCACAGATGCTAATAATCCTAATATTAGAATACAAGCTGCGGCTAAGTTTTTATTAGAACCAACTGGGGTTCAATACATTAAGATTACTAATCCAGGGTCGGGCTATGATCTTGTTACAACTGAGGTAGAAGTATCTGAACCTGCATATCCAACAACTTATGTTGAAGCTAATGAGCCATATTATGCAGTAACTGAAGCTTATCCTGTAGTTAATCCACAAGGCCAAGTTGATGGAATACTAATAGCTAGGCCAGGCAGAGGTCACATTGAACCACCTACAGTAACTATTACTGGTACCGGAACTGGGGCTACAGCAGAAGCTTTATTATACCCTTCTGAAATAACCGCAGTTGAAATTACTAACCCAGGTCAAGGATATCAGTTTAATCCTAGGATCAAAGTTAATTCTTCTATGATCGATCGAACTCGAGTCAGAGAAGTTCTTTATAAGCTAATCATTCCACTTAATCATATAAATGATGGTAGTGCTATAATAGAAGAAAATGATTACTTTAACCTTAAAGGCGATTCATATTATACCAGCAGCAAAAAATTTAACATGAATCAAAAGATAGAACAATTTGAAGGTCAAACCATCGAATCAAACAATATAAATAATATAAATACATTTAACATTAATTCTTTTATAGACATAGAATAGGGCACTAAAATGGCAGCAATTATTACTACACCTTGCAGAAAACTCAATGCTGAGAATTTTAAAAGTGATGTAGCCGATGTTACAAACAATAGTGTGTATCTGGCCATCGGTAAAGCTGATGCTTGGTCTCTTAGTACATCTGATGACTCTGATACGACACCGTTTGTACCTGGCGATCACATCGACAGCATTAACGAAGCACACCAAAACATACTCGGCATGCAAAAAATCGCAGCAGGCGATATTACACACGTTGTGCCAAGAGAAGATTACGAAGACGGCAAAACATTTGTAGCTTGGGATTCAAATGATTCAGATATATTCGATAAACCTTTTTATTGCTTAACTGATGAATTTAAAGTTTATAAGTGCATTAAAGCAGGCCCTGGTATTACCTCTAAGCGTCCTGCTCATACAGTCGAAACACCACAATATCAACCAGAAGATGGCTATACATGGAAATATATGTTCACCATCATTACAGAAGATGCTGAAAAGTTTTTAACTAATTCATTTATTCCAGTTAAAACTCTTCCAATGGTTATTAGTGCATCTAATGTAGCAAGCATTGATAGTGCTGTAATACCTGGAACATCAAGTGACTTTCCACAAGCAGAATCACAAGCTAACTCATACAACTTAAATGTTAGCGGTAACGGTGCTGGTGGTATTGAGAGAATTGAAGTAACTAACGGCGGGACTGGTTATACTTCTACTCCTACGGTTACAATTAATGGAGATGGAACTGGTGCTACAGTAGCTAGTGCTAACGTAACTCTAGTCAATGGCTCAATAACCGCCATTACACTAGAAAACATCGGTAGACATTATACTATTGCTGATATAACTATAAGTGGTGGCGGTGGCACAAGCGCTACAGCTCGAGCTGTTATTTCTCCGTTGAATGGACATGGAACAGATCCAGTATCAGAGCTAGGTGCTTTCTATATTGCACTTAATGCTCAACTAGTAGGTGCTGGTAATTCAGACTTTGACTTAACCGTAGGTAATGACTTTAGACAAATAGCTATTATTAAGAACCCGCAAGCTGATGGAGCTAAAGTTACTGCTGGTGACGTATCTGTTCTTAGTGGAACAACAATAGCAAGCTCTGATTTATTAAGCGGTTTAAAAGTACTAACCATGAATGATGATGTAACCAACCGCTATATAGCAGATGACGTAATTTCAACTAGCAGTGGTGTTAAGGCTTTTGTAGCAAGGGTAAATACTACTAACTCAACAATATTGTATTATCAAAATTCTAAGACTGGTTACAAGGAATTTCAAATCGGTGACACTGTAGAATCAGATAATAATACTGGCGGTAGGACTATAACAGCAATTGATACTCCGGATTTTGTAAAAGGTACCGGTGATATGATTTTCTTAGAAAATAGAAATCCTGTTAATAGAACTACATCGCAAACCGAAGATATTAAATGCATCATTGAATTTTAAGAGAGAAGATAAATGGCTATTACCAACGTAAATAATCTAGAGGGTACTACTTACACGCTTGATGATTTTGATGAATCTAAAAATTATCAGCGAATACTATTTAAGCCAGGCTTTGCAGTACAGGCTAGAGAACTTACTCAATTGCAAACAGCGCTTCAGGCTCAAATTGATAAGCTTGGGCAATACACATTTGCTGATGGCGATAGAGTATTAGCTGGTAAGCTGTCTGTAAACGTAGCCTATGATTATGTAAAGTTAGATGGTCCAGTAAGCGGTTTAAGCGATTTTGTTGGAACCATTATTACTGGAGGATCCACTGGAGTAACTGCTGAAGTAATTCATACAGTGGCTGGTGATAGTAATGTTCAAGTGTTAACACCTACACCATCTGAGTCTAATGTAAGCGAAACATTAGTTGATACTCTTTATATAAAATACACAAATTCTGGCACTGATTCCATAACTAAAGTGTTTGCAACAGGCGAAAACATCGTTTCAAGTGCTGGTAAAACCGCTAGCGTCGCACCTAATACTATTCCTAATATTACTGGAATTGGTTCGGCTGCGTCTATTTCAGAAGGTGTTTATTTTATTGCTGGTAATTTCGTATATGTTGAAAGTGAAACTATTATTTTAGATCATTATATTAACACTCCAAATTATATAGTAGGCCTTAGAGTTGCAGAAACCTTAGTGTCTTCCTCTGACGATACAAGTTTACAAGATAACGCTAATAACACAACTAACGCTGCGGCACCAGGCGGTGATCGATACAAGATTGACACCACACTAATTAAGCAAAATCTTCCAGCTCTTGATGAATCGGTTCCAGGCGTTAGCGATGCGACTTATATAGCACCGGTCAATGAGTATATTCATTTAGTTAGTATTAGAAATGGTGTAGTAATTAAGAAAGATGAAGCTCCAATAGACACTGAGTTATCAGATAGATTAGAAAGACGTACTAAAGAAGAATCAGGCGATTACGTTTTAGCGCCGTTTATCCTAGACATTAAAGAGCATTTAAACGACGGAGTAAGTAACAATGGTTATTTGCTGGTAGGAGACGGTGGAGATGCTGATAAGCTTGCAATAGGTGTTGACCCATCTGTCGCATACATCGACGGCCGAAGAATTGAAAAAACAGCATCCGAACAGTTAATTGTCGATAAGCCAAGATTAGCAACTGATGAGTTTCTTGCAGGTGATTCATCTATTACAGTGGGGTATGGAAATTACTTCAAATTAAACGCCTCAGCTATGGTTGGAGTTCCAGACATAAAAGATTTTACTACAATTAATCTTAAAGATGGTGGTGTTAATGGTACTACTGTTGGCACTTGTCGAGCTCGTGATTTTAGGTTTAATGGTACAGACTTTGAACTATACGTATTTGATCTAGTAATGAATGCAGGTCAAGATATTGGTACAGTTGATGCAGTCTCTGATGGCACGTTTGAAGCAACCTTGGCTGTTGCTGGTAAGCGATTCGACGCTGGTAGAACTAATTTAGTATTTCCTCTTCCAGCTACGGCGGTATCTTCGGTAGAAGATGGTAATAACCGATTAGATATGACAATGCGCGCATATTGTGTTGGTACAATTTCAGGCAGTGCGACAGATTCTAGTGGTAAAAAGCTAAGTATAACTCCTCCATCTGGCACTACACTAGCTGATCTTAATAATATTATTATTGGAGATGGAACCAACGATACACAAAGAATTAATGTTGCGGCTGGTAGTACTCTTACTTCAATATATTCAGCAGATCACGTTAATGCAAATAGTACGGTAGGGTTAAATCAATATGCTGGTGGTACAATAACCGTTATAGCTAATATTGCTGGCACTAACATGTCAAGAAGAACTAAAACCCTAGAGCGAAAAAGAACTGGCGGTAGCGGTGGTGCATCAGGGGTTCAGTTTACATTTAGCACTGACTCTACAATAACAGCAGGTGAATCTTACTCTCTTGGGGTACCTGACGTATTCAGACTATTAAGCGTAAAGGACCAAAATAATAATCAAGCCAACGACGTTACTGATAGATTCATTTTAGATACTGGACAACGTGATGGTTTTTATGACGTAAGTCGACTTATTCTAAAGGGTGGTGAAACTCTAAAACCTAGTCATACGTACTACGTAGAATTTGACTACTATGAACATGGAAGCGGAGATTATTTTTCAGTAGATTCTTATCCAGATTATGCGGATATTCCATCTTATAATAACATTTCTCTTAGAGATGCTATAGACTTTAGACCTACAAAAAACAATAATGGAGTTGGATTTCAACAAGGACCGCAGACTGGAATGCCACCAGCATTTGCTGTTGGTTCGGTACCGCTGTCCCACTGGATGCCGAGATTAGATAAAATATTCTTAACTAAAGAAGGCGAGTTTAAAGTAATTAAAGGCCAGGCTTCTAGATATCCAGTAGAGCCAGAAAATATTGAAAATGCATTGCATCTATATACATTACGTCTAAACCCATATGTATTTGGCGTACACGATGTCATAGTAACACCTATTGACAATAGAAGATATACTATGAGAGATATTGGTGCACTTGATCAACGAGTCAAAAATCTTGAATACTATACTTCACTCTCACTGCTAGAAAGAAGTGCTTCTGAGGCACAAATTCTAGATAGCAATGGTAATCAAAGATTTAAAAACGGATTTATTGTTGACGGATTCTTTGGACATAACGTAGGTGATAGCGGTAATCCGGATTATGGTGTTTCTATAGATAAATCTAACGGCATATTGCGACCACAGTTCGATGAAAGAAATATTAACCTAATTAAAAAGCCAGGGAATAACGGTACTACTACAATACACAACGGCGGTGTTGTTACTCTACCATATACCACTGTAACAGAAATTAATCAGCCTTTATCATCTTACGCAGAGTTTGTAAACCCATACAATGTTATAAGCTGGGCTGGTACTATGGTCATATCACCCGAATCAGATGAATGGAAAGAGACCGACCAGCGCCCAGATATTATTATTGATGATAATTCACAATATGAACAAATGTTAGCATTGGCTGATTCAGACGGTATTTTAGGAACAGTTTGGAACGAATGGGAAACAAACTGGACTGGTGTAGAATATCTTACCACATCAACCGAACGAATTACAGGAATAAGCCAGGCAGAAGGCGTTCGCTTAACTGGTGTTGCAAATAACACGGGTAAAAAACTGGCCAAAGTTGATAAGAAAACTCAAGCAATTACTAATACCGGTACAAAGGATAGTGACGGCATACAAAAATATTTAACCGGTCAGGTGGATATTCAATCTAAAGAGGTTGGAAATTTTGTTGTAGAAACAAACTTTATACCTTTCATGCGATCGCGTAAAGTATACTTTAAGGCAGAATTATTAAAACCTGATACTAAATTTTATGCTTTCTTTAATGGAGTCAATGTTACCTCGTACTGTAAAGAAGAATCTTATACTGAGTTTCACGATCGATCTGAAGTTACTACTTACAATGGGTCCACTTCTCATGATAATGCGACTGGTGGGTCTGGCGGTGGAGTACTTATAACTGATGCTTCTGGTAAAGTTGAAGGATCATTTATTATACCAAACACAACTTCATTAAGCTTTAAAACTGGTACTAGAGAATTTAAGTTAACAGATGACGGTACTAATAACGATGACGAGTCAACTTCTAAGGTATCTCAAAACTTCCACGCTCAAGGGCTACTAGAGATTTATCAAAGAACTATTATTAATACAAAAGTTCCTAGAATTGCCACTAGAGAAGTTAACCAATCAGAGTCTATTCGTGATCAAGCTGGCAGTCGAGTAGTACACGAATTAGTCGAATACTACGATCCAATTGCTGAAACGTTTGTAATTAAAACTGAAGGTGGTGTATTTACTACCGGAATAGATTTATTCTTTAATAAAATTGACCCAAATATTCCAGTTCAAGTTTCTTTAAGGGAAGTTCAAAACGGATATCCTACTCAGAGAATCATTCCTGGCGCAGATGCTATTGTATATCCATCATATATTGCTTCACAAGCAAGCACTACGGTTGCTGATTTTGCTAATGCTAATGCTAGCATTGCAACTCCTATTAACTGGGATTATCCAGTACATCTAAAAGATGGCACAGAATATGCAGTTGTTATTATTTCTATGTCAGATAAGTACAAGGTTTACGTAGCAGAGACAAGTGAATTCGATTTAACCGACACTACTAAGAGAATTACCAAGCAACCATACGATGGTGTATTCTTTACTTCTGCTAACGCTTCAACCTGGACAGCTGAGCAAAGTAAAGATCTTAAATTTAAATTAAAGCGCGCATCGTTTAGCTCGAGTGCCACATTGAACCTAATTAACGATAAGGTCCCAGATAAAAAGCTAGGATTAAATCCACTATTATTTGAGGATAATAGTGGCAGCAACGGTGCGGCACGAATTAAAGTATTCCATAAAAATCATGGTATGTATGGTACTGGACATACTGTTAAAATATCAGGCCTACCAGGCAGTAGTCTTAACGGTGTTCAGGTTAGTGCTATTCAGGGTAGCGCAGTGCATACTGTAATAGACCCCGAATTAGATTCATACTACATAGAAATTCCGTCAGAAACTATTACTACTTCAGATAGAGGAACTCGTGCTGGTGGAACTGAGGTATATGCCTCTGAAAATCAAATGTACGATCTGTTAAGAATCAACTCTGCTAGCATTGAATTTCCAAAAGCAGAAATTGAATATAGTATGGAAGGAAGGACTGCGAGGTCTATGGACGCACATGCTGGTTTAGATAACCAAAGCGTATCAAGTATAGGGAGAGTTTTAGCTAATAAGAATATCGAATTTAATGTTCCTCATCTAATTGCGTCAGAGCAAAATGAAGCAATTGATCAAGGAACTAGTAATAGAATTAAAACGTTTGATTTAACTTGTAGCTTTACTAGTGAGTTAGAAAACTTAACACCGATCATAGATCTTAATAGAACTTCATTATTTACTATACAAAATAGAATTAACGACGCATCTGCTAATTCAACCGAATATACTACCCGTGGCACGTATGTACCAGAGACTGTTGGTACTAACACTAGTAACACTGCTAAGTATATAACTAAACAGGTTGAACTACAGACTGAAGGCACCGTATTAGATGTGTATATTAATGCTAATAAGCCTAGACATTCTAATATCGATGTATACTATAAAACAACTTCTGATTCTGATGCTGATTTTGATGCACTAGGATGGACACTGTTAACACCAGACGAAACTATCCCAACCAATGATAACGAAGTTTATAGCGAAGTGCATTATGAAAATTCGGCGTTGCAACCGTTTAGTAAATTCCAAATTAAAATTGTATTAAGAAGTCAGAGTAGTACTAACATTCCTACAGTAAAAGACTTTAGAGCTATAGCGACGACATAATGCCAACTATAAAAATAAAAGATAATTTGCATTTGGAGCGCGATATGTCTAGTCAAGCTATTATAAATAATAACAATACTGCATATCAACAGAGATTAAAACAAATTGAGCGTAGTGATCAAAAGGAAAATGAGATAGCTGGTATAAAAGCCGATTTAGCTGAAATTAAAGAACTATTAAAGAACTTAGGTGGTAACTAATGGCCAACAATGAAATTAAAACTTTAAAAACTAATACCTTTGAAGAGTGGAGACTAAATACTAATATAGTCTCACAGGATTTAGGTGCTATCGATGAATTGAGTAGCAATATCACATCTAGCGTATATACCCTGTCTAACACATCCGGATCTTCAATTAATAGAGTATTAGTTACTCCTTCAACTACTACTAGCTTATTACCAGCTTTAAAAGATTCTAAAATTGATAATATTGCTGGATGGATTGTTTTAAGAGATACTAGTGATTTTGAATCTAGCACAAGCTTAGCATCAATTGCCTCTGGTGATACGATTACTCAAAGTGATGGTAGCGTTACCACATACACAGCTGAAGTCGTAAGTGTATCAACTCTACATAATAAACCTAAGATTTTGGTTACTAACTCTACTGGTTCTTTTAATGTTGGTTATGACATTTTAGAGTCTGGCGCTACTGTAATTGAATCACAAGATGTCCTAAGGCTTATTTCTGAAAGCTATCATAGAGCTCGTGTTAGAGTATCTAATGGCTCAACTGTCATTACTGAAGGTTTAGGCGCTGATCAATTTCATTTTCCAACAATTGTTGGTGGAATTACTTTAGCAACCGGACTCGATTTAACCTATTATACTGAAGGAACTATAATATATCAAACTGCTGACCCAGCTGATTCATTTACTACACTTCAAGATATAGAATCTACTGCTACTTGGTATGCTACGGTTTATCACGCTGACACTAGTTCTGATGTTCTTTACCTAAAGGGATACACCGGCACATATGATAGCGCTAGGGATATTAAAATAATAAATCATCTAGCTGATACAATTGATTCAAATAATCATACGACTTTAATTAATTATAGAGATAGCGACAATGCATTTGCTATCAGATTTAATTCTGCTCAAACTCATTTGAACAACACTGATATTACACTAAGCTATACTGATACAGTTGATGCTCTTAATGAATTGCAAAGCGATATTGGTGTTACGGAAAATCTTACGACAGGAGCTAATGACTTAACATCAGCTGTTAATGAACACGAAGACGATTTATATACTTCTACAACTGGCTCATTCGATGGCTTAACGTCAAAACATTTTAAAGGCGCTGTAGAAGAGTTAAGAGATGAGTTAGGTAATCATGCTTCTCTAACCACTAATACTACGACGGATGCTGTAAGCGCTATTAATGAATTAGAGGGCGTTATTAATACAGATAACACTGCTAGAACTAATTATGATTTAAATACTAATACTCATAACCTTGTTTCAGCTGTAAATGAATTTGAAGGATTTTTGAGATCTGACACTTCGGCTAGAACTAATTATACTTTAACGACAGCATCGTTCAACGTTGAAGGTGCGATCAATGAATTAGATGCTCAGATTGGAGCAGCGGCTGACGGAACCATAACCTTTGGTCAATCCGGTCCAGCTGATGGTACTAATGCTACTACGATTATGCAAGCGGTAAATTCCATTGATCAAGCAGTTGGTGATACCTATACTAGTGGA